AGCTGAAACAAACCGCGATCAGGAAGGCAAGTCAAGAAACGGCCGCCGCCCAGATTGTGCGCGGCGAGGAACGCTCCCTCATTCGCAAATTGATCATAAAATGCGTCAGCACCTCTAGTCCGAACGGCCGGGGGCGGCCAACAATCACCCTCAAAATTGAGGGGAACATCAGTGATAAGGTGGTCGGGGACATTGATGTTCAGCAGAGAGCAGGCAGGTGCGGCATCCACGTTAAAAAAGGGTGGACGCACACCGGCATAAACGGGGATGTCAAACGGCGGTATGGCAGCAGGCGGTGGTGTGGCGGCGCGAGACGGTGCGTTGGATAAAACCTCGATGGTGCGAACGTCAGAAACAACAGAGCGAATGCTCGCTTCATCGACTTCGCGTTCAACCTGAGCAAAGGCTTGGGCGTGATCGGCAGCTTGGGCAGGCCGCACAACAGGTACAACACCAAAATCAACGTACTCCAATTCATCCTCCAATTCTGCGATGGCAACTTGGGCTGCGTCATCACGCCGAACCCCGGGGGATGGGAAATTGAAGTTGAAGAACGGAGCGACCGGAATGGGTAGTTGATCAGAATCATCGATCTCAGTATAGCGGAGAATTAAGGCAGTTTCGCGTTCAAAATCACGCGGGGGCGGTGGCACGCAAAAAACCAAATCGGAATCATCGAGAACGCGACGTTCAGCGAGTATTTCGATGTTTTCACGATCACGCCCCCACGGCGTCGGCACGACTTGGGGTGCGAAATGTGGCGTGAGATTGATGACAGGCGGTGGGTCGCAAACATGGGCAAGAGTCTCAACAACATTGTTGAGAGCGTCAGAGGCAGCATGAACGACAGTGATACCCAGATTTGCAGCGACCGGACCAGCGACATTGACGAATTGGCGTGCACTGTGAGCGGCAATCTTCGCAGTTGCAACCGTGAACTTGGCGCACAATTCTGCAGGCAACGGTCGCAAATTAGCAGTGCTGATGTCCCATCGATGGCGCGGGACATAAGGATCATAGTCCGTGTCACCATCCGCATGTGTCATGAAGAGGAAGTCATAAAGCTTGGCACGAGCCCGTTTGTCCAAAGGTCCATATTTGCGGTTGATTTGACCGGAAAGAACGTCGGCCACATATTGATACGCGCGTTGGGTGAAATTGCCTTGGCGTGCGCGGCGTTCACGTTCGAACGTAACCAATTGACGCATACAGTTATCGTAGTCAAAACTGGCACGCGAATGATGGATGAGTGCGTGTGCCACAAGGCTGTAAAACTGCGTTGTGTCAACGTCCCAACGTTCTTCGATCACCTGTTCACCAATTCGTACTTCGCCAAGAAGACCGCGGAGTTTCTGCGCCATGATCTGGAACGTCAAATCTTCATACCGCAAAGTTGCGGCAAAAGAAACCAAGGCCCGCCAACGGCGCATAGGCACAGTGAAAAAAATGGTCGTTATCAGTGCGTGCAAATGAAGAGCGCAATGTGGGCAATAAGAGGAAAGGTTCACCAAGACACCATGAAGTAGGTGTGGCTTCTTGGAAACCGGGGGAGACGTTGACTTCGAGAAGAAAGCATGAACCGACGTGAGAAAGCTCTTCAACCTGAACATGATACCCGGGCAAAATTGCACGGGGCATCAGCCATGTGAGGAGTTTCGACATGTCGTGGACGTAACCAGCAGAAAGACCACCACCAAAAGTGACCTGCACATTGCCATCGATAACTTGATAATGCATGTCCAAACAGTCATCGTAGTACTCATCAAGACGTCGATCCAACAAAGGGATTGGCAAATGCATTGCGACGTATGCGGTGTGAGAACCGCGCGAAGCCATGGCAGAGACAAAATCAGAGAAGGCAATGTCATGCGTTGAGAACATCGCAACGAACACAGGCACCTTGTCAAAACCATGACGGCAATCCTCCAGCTTGGACGGGCAGCGGACAACATTCGCGAAATCGCGGACGTCCTGTGATGGAGAAAGATCATGTCGAAAATAGTCACGACCGGAGAGAATGGGCGCAGCGTTGTGAACGACATCATTGATGCGTGAGACCTGAACGGGAGACAGACCGACACCGAAAACGGGTGAACAATCGCGAGCCAACTTTGCCGAAATAAGCGCATGCATCGCAAAGCGTGCCGAAGCAGCAGCGCCATGCGGGTGAGTAAAGCGTGCACGAGTGACAGCCAAAGCAGGGAAGGCTTCGCCAAATTGTCGGAAGACAGATTCAGGAACATTGCTCGGCAGGTGCAAGTAAGGAGCGTCCTCAAAATTGAGGTTGCGTTCCGCAATTGCCACGGCAGAATTAGCGATGGCACCGTTGACGCGCCCTTGTTCTTCAACGCGCAAGAGTTTCTGCGCCGTAATGTGCCAAGATGTCAAACCAATGCGGTCACGACCGCGCGGAACCATCGGTGCGTTGAGCGCAACACGTAGAGCGGCGTCTTCGAAGACCACATCGTCAATATGGTCGATGACTTTAGGAGATGCAATGTACTTGGTGCGATTGTCGTGTCGATCATCGTGGTGCTGGTTCAGCACAAAAAAGATGCGAAGCAATGAATGCGCCCAAAGAGCACCACTCGCAATGTGCGCGGCAATATTGCCGAGTTCAAACGCCAAACCCGTTGCCTGATTTGCCAACGACGGCAGCACACGCGACAAGTATTCGAAGACCGATGCAAGTTCCGGGTGAAAAGGCAACCAATCTGGCAATAAGGAAAAGTCAATTGACCAAGGCGGGTGCGAAACGTCAACAGGCGGTGAACCAATCGGAAGCGGGTCGAGTGACAAAGCGTGGACGGGTTGTTCAGGTATTTCGGCCGCAACGTGCTTGACGAGAGCGGCGGCGCTAGCACGCAAACCTTCAGCCGATAGAGCAAGTGCACCAATAGGATCCGCAGCGATGCTTGTGATATAAGCGCGTTCAGATTCATGGCCAACTAGAAAGATTTGACCGGGCTCACATTCACGCAACGTCTTGACGAAATCATCAAGACCAGTGAACGGGCAAGAATTACGCGCGTGTTTCGGAAGGCCCTTCTGGAAACAGGGGCAATCGGATTGAGTTTTCCGGGAACACGCGACAACGTGGAAGTCAAGATCCGCCTGGCGTGACCAGAACACCAAGTAGTCAGACAGACGTTCGTCGCACATATTGACGAAATAGACAATGCGTTCAACGAGTTCAGTAGTAGTCATCTCCCAATCGGACGGCTCCTTTATCGTCGGCAAAGCCTTCCAGCAATCGCCGGGTCCACCGACGCGACGCGCAGGTGGGGCATTGATCGTGACACCATTGGCGCGGATGATCTCATTGAAAAGCACGTCGAAATCGACAGCTTTGATATCCGGGTATGCAAGATCAGGGGCGCTGCGCTTGGCATAAAAAA